CTAGACAAGGTAAGAATCTAAATGGTATGTCTTGCATATGGGATCCGCCCTCACCTGCGTCTTGGATACGGCGTAAGCGGTAGTAGTAAAAAGTATAAAAATTGCTTTGTTCTGGGGTAGGCCACACATTTATCTGCGGGTGTTTGATGCCAGTTCCTGCGTAGTCTGCTCCTGACTGTCTATTTATCCATACCTGAATTGGACGGCCTTGAGCATTTTTGTTTGGTATTGTTATGTAAGTTGTCTCACTAATACGGGTAATGTTTATATCTGTTTGGTTTTGCCCTGTGCCCGTACGCACAACGTGGTCAAGTAAGTCTATAGTATCAACAGGTAAGTTATATGCGATCTGTCCTTGAACTAAGGGAATTTCTCCCTGTTCTATAGTCCATAGGTTAATTCCACGGTTTGCCCACTCGATTGTAAGCAAGTTTAAAGATCGACGCGCGGTTTTTAAGTCGTATCCCGTACGTAGTTCTGAACCACATCTTTCAAATGCTTCTTCGACTAAAGAGTTTAAATCTAAATTAAACCCAGACGTACCTGATACTGTTGTTGTTATCGCCATTATCCACCTACCATGTAAAAATCAGTTCTATAAACCCAAGGTTTAATATTAAGTATTTTTCCCCTTCTACTTCTTCATACTGCAGGCCTATATTAAACCCACATATTACATATACAGACCAAAGTACCATTTCAATCTCCTTAGAGTTGTTTTATATCTTTGCCCTTTTTGTAATTTGGTACAAATTTAGGCTTGTCTTTGCGTTTAATCTTTTTCTTGCTAGCTCTAGGTTCTTTTTTAGGGTTTATATCCCCCATGCCTCTAGAAGGTCTCATTACATCCCGCCCCCTATCTGTTGTAACGCCCTTTGCATTTGTTGTTGCGGGAGCTCCGGTGATATAGGCACTCCTTGAAAAGGCATTGGTTGCTGCATTTGAGGTTGCATTGGTTGCTGCATTTGAGGTTGCATTGGTTGCTGCATTGGTTGTTGGAATGGGTATGTAGGCTGTTCTATAAATTGCTGTATAGGTTGTTGTCCGTATTGCATAGGTTGCATAGGTTGTTGTCCCATACCTTTAGGATTAAAGCCGCTTTGAGGTTGCTCTTGTTGCATAGGCTGCGTAGGCTGCGTAGGTTGTTGTCCCATGCCTTTAGGACTAAACCCGCTTTGAGGTTGTTGTCCTTGTTGCATAGGTTGTTGTCCTTGTTGCGCTGAACCCATTCCCATTTTAGCACACCTTACCTTTAGTTTTACCTCGAACTTCTACGCCGCCGCCTTTAGCCATACATTTAACTTTGCCGCCTTTAGCTTTCGCTATAGGTTTTGTTATAGTTTTTGCTTCGGGTTTTGCTGGTCCTTTTTTGTGGATCATAAAGCCTTTTAGTGTGTCCATAGGGCTGTAAGGCTCTTTCTCCATTTTTTTAGCAGCGTCATACATTTTCTTTTGGTCCATTTTGTTGCTCCTTTGTGTTTTTGTTTTGGTACAAGTTCTATTTCTGGTGTTTTGGTAGGGGTATTGCCCCATCCATTTTCGTTTACTATCATTATAAAGTTCTTAGCATTTCCAACGTTTAAGGGATGCAGCTTTTCTAGTAGGTTTTCCTGCCTCGTCTTTCATAGGGCCGGGCATTCCTGTCATTCTTGCGCAAAACGATTTCTTGCGTGGGCCTCCCTCAGGTTGAGGGGCTTTTAAATTACTCCCGTTTTTCTTGTTGTATGCTTTACGCCCCGCTGCGGTCATTCCAGCTCCGTCTTTAGTACTTAGGTAATTTTTACCTTTTCCTGTAGTGGTTTTTGGAATAGGAGTCGAAGTTTTAGCCATTTTAATTTACTTTCCTATGTTTTCTATAAGCCAAGAAATACCTGCTCCAACTACCCCGCCTGCTCCACCTACCAACATAAGTACTTTCCATCCGCCTTTAGCTTCAGATAGAGTGCTGTTTATTGAGTCTAAGGTTTGTTTAATGGCGCCCATATCCCTAACTAATTTATCCATGTCCGCCTGTAAATGTTTTATTTCACTGGCATGGGTTGCTATGGCTACTGCTGTTTCTATCGCGGTATGTACGTCCTTATTTTCCACCTTACGCCCCAATGCCCGCTTGTAGCGCTGTAAACGTTGCGCTGCCACTTGTATAGGCTGTAACATTTAGCCGAGTTGCTGTAATTGGAAATGCGTAGTTCCCGTTAGACGTCGCTGTTAAAGCCGCTAATGAGGCATGGGGAAACCATGTCCCCGCTGCCGGAACGTACCCTACCGCAAAAACGTCATCAAATGTATGTTCAACTGTATATGTTAAACCTCCACCTGCACTAATAACTACTGCTAACCCTACGCTAAAAGGGGTAAGGTATGTGTCTAGCGGAATAGGGGCTGATACCCCAACTGCTGAAACGGTTTTAGTAATTGCTCTCATAATTAATCTCCTTGGTTTTTAAAGGGGTGTGTTTCAACCCCTCTAGATTAATTATGCTGTTAAGTTACGTGCTTGTAAGTAGCGAACTGTTAGTACGCCTACGCCTGCACCGGTATTTGTTGATGTAATTAGAATTCTAACATCTGTAGTGCCTACGTCAATGAAGGCGCCTAAACGCGTAGCATCTGTACCTGGGGTTATTGACACAACACCTACCGTGCCTCCCGCAACTGCTGATGCTGCTGTGTACGCTGTCGCTAAAGCTGAATTGCCTAAACCTAAAGTAGAAGCCACACCATTCCAGATTGTAGATACATACAAAACCACTTCTATAATTTGACTATTTGCTGGGATTACGATTGTTGTTGTACCGTCCGCTTGCGTTACTGCCTCTGACTGGGCCATTACTACTTGGCCTACGTTTGCCATGTTTACGCCTACTGAAGTACCTGATGTATTGAGGATATTACCTGCGCGGATTGGACCGCTAAATGTTGTATTGGCCATTATATTATTCCTTGTGTTATAGCACGTTGTCCTGTCAGTCTCTATAACGTCTGCCTAGGCGCAGTCTGAGTCGGATTTAAATTTGCCTAGATGTGTCTTTTATACTACTATCTTGGTAAATTGTCAATAGGATTTTTATGCCCTTTAAAGACCCAGAAAAACAGAAAGAAAAACAGAAAGAATATGCTAGGAACTGGTATCTTAAAAACAAGGATAAATGTAACGAATCCACTAAGATAAATAAAGCAATTAGAAAACAAAAGTTCAGAGACTATAAAGCTACTTTGTGTTGTTCGGTTTGTGGTGAAAACCACCCTGCAGCCTTAGATTTTCACCATCATACTCCTCACCCAGATAATAAAAAAATTAGTGAATTAGCCTCAGATGGTAGGTACGTCATGGCTATCCGAGAAATAAAAGAAAAATGTATAGTGCTTTGTGCATCGTGCCATCGAAAACACCATTATAATGAAGGTTATAATCGTAAATAAGGGCGTAGATTTAATAGCTATTACCTGTAACCAAGAAAGCCGAAAAACTTGTTACTTGCTATATCCTCTAGTGTCGGCTTAACCACCCCTACCCTTTAATTATACTCTTTTTTTTCTTGCTAGTAGCATCGTGGCTCTATCTTCTGGAGTACCCCCATGCCGCCTTCATTTGTATAGACTTACTTGCTGCGCGTTGAACTGCCGACATAGAACTTACCGTTGGTTGTATTTGTAATTTGTAATTTTATATATTACTGCTTGTTTCATGGTATGTCTCCTATAAGGTTAGAAAGACCTACTATCCACCTTGGTGTATCTAATTGTCAACAATTAAAGAAAAAGCCCACCGAAGTGGGCTTTTTGTATCGCTAAGTGCTTGATTCTATTAGTTAAGCACCAGCTGAGCCATACATACCCAAACTATCAGACCAGCCAAACGAATAGCGCTCTCTTGATTTGTATCTTACATTACCTGTATCAAAATCACCATCCATTGAAGTAGCTAATGGAGTACGGACAAAATGTTTCATGCCGTTAGGTACATCTGTAGTTAAGAACCATGCATTCGTGTCAGTTAAGAAGTTATTAATTGCGTAACCTTCTGGAATTGAACCGTTGTTTTTCAATGCGTTTAAGTCGTTATCTGCAGTACCTACTCGTGCTTCGGTTTCCAACAAGCGTGTAGCAACGAATTGCAATGCAGGTGGAATGATCAATTTACGAGGTTTAGCAGCGATCAACAAGCCACGCTCATCAGTCCATGCTGCAATTTGAATTACAGCGTTTTCTAGTGAAGTTTCGTTTAAATCAGCTGCTACTGTAGGTATATTACTATTTACACCACCTGCAACTAGCGGATGAGATGCAGAGAACAACGGTACACCATCACCGCCGTTAAAAGCACCGCCAGCGTTAAAGCCGTTATTTAATACATTAGCTGCTTTAACTTGTTTCGTGTACGCCATAGCGCGAGCTAGTGCTTTAGTGTAGCGAGCTGACAACGTATCATACAAGTTATCCTCTACTGCCTCTTCAGTTAAACTGAAGCCTAAAGAAATAGTTTCGTGGGTGTAGCGAGAAGTGAAAGCTTCTTGTGCATTGTCATAAGCAATAGCGTTGCCTTCATTCTTAACAGGTGCGGCCGAAAAGCCGGATAGTTTTGTTTCTTCTTCGAATGAACGCTCTGAAGTCTCTGTTTCAAAGATCTCAGTATGTTGTTCACCATAACGTTTGTATTCTAAACCAAACAAGGCATTAAGGCCTGGTAAAAGTTCTTTTAGTAATTGTGCGCGTGAAATAGCCATTATTTATTCTCCTTATACGCCGGTAGCACTATTGTAACTGTGCTGTCCGAAGTTAAATTTAACGATACAGTCAGTAAACGAGTCACCAACCTTTGAGAATGGACCATCTACGAAGTCAACTAAACGTAAACCGATTGTGCTTGTTGTAGCACTGCCTGCTGCATTTAATGAAATTCTACCCGAGCCTGATGCTACATCACCCGCGTTTTGCACAACTGGGAAATTACTCCCTAACTCTGTTTGCGCTACTGATGCTGAACCTTGGATTTGGAATAGTGTATCTGGATCATCACATACGTAAGCCATAGCATCAGATGCTGCAGTGCCTGTAGGCCACATTTGTGAGTTCAGTTTGTATTTCAAAACTGGGTCCGTGTAAGTACAACCTAAGAACACGCCTACTACACCCGCTGGAAATTGGGCAGCGGCGGAACCGACTGCGGTTACTTTTACGATAGTACCATTTGTTGCAATAGCAACAATATCACCGTTGAAAATGTTAGCGGCATACGCACTTGCAATAGCAATCTGACGGGTTGAACCAGAAAATACCTGACCGCCGATTAAATTGATAGGGCGTAAACCATATGGGGCTGCTGTATTAGCCATAATTTATTACTCCTTTGTTTTTTAAGATGTTTTCTTTCTTCCAAACGATGTCGCTGAGCTCTTTTCTTTAAATAAAGGCATGCGTTTATCGCTTTCTTTCATAAAGCTGTTGTCCACCGCGTCAGATTGTGCCTGAGTCTGGTTACTGTAATAAGCAGTGCGTTGTTCAACAAACTCTTCGGGCGTCTTGCATAGTAATAGACCACCCACTTCAACTGAATCTTTGAAACGAGTATTTCCGTCTATGTACAAGTGTAGTTCAGGATGTGCCAATAAACTTACGGGTTCCCAACCTTCACGCATTTTAGAAGAAACGTTAGTGGCGTCTGCCTGACCAGCCATACTTGTACGAATCCAACGATATGCCCAACCAGCTTCTCTTTTTATTTCAGGCAATAGAGCAGCAGGTGCCCATGTTGCTTGACGTTGAAAGCGTTCACGTGTGTTGAGATCGCGGTCTTGTCTTGTATCTGTATCTGTGTCTATATCTGTATCTTTACTATCTATACTATCTGGATTAACTGTTTCGTCCTTAGCATTTTTAGCAAATAAAGTAGGTAAAGTAGGTAGTGCCATTATTTATTCTCCAATTTATATGTCTCTTGTGCGTATTGGTCTAGTGTCAATCCCAGTTTCTTAGCCAAAGCTTGAGCTGTAGATGACAAATGTACTTTTTTTGGCGCGGTACTACGCGAGGCCGAAGCTACGACAGTTGACGGTTTTTTGCGTTGGGCGGGTACTTCTTCGTCCAGCGAGTCATCCTCAAAATATTCTGGGAATCGTTTGCGCATTGTTTTATCAATGGTTGTGTAATATTCATCTGAAGCGGGATTAGTCCCTGCACGTACTAGCTTTTCATGCAACCCCAAAGCTAAGCTAGTCATCTCTTCATCTGAGCCAAACCAGTCGTTTTTATCTTGCCATGCAAGTGCTTTACGGTCCGGTTTTGGTACTTGGGGTCGATCTGGTTGTATATATACATCATTTTTAGGTTCTTGTAAAGGGGTTTCGTACTGGGCCCGATAATTTTGTGCTTGAGTGAGTTTATACTGCGCTTCATTCATGCGTTGTTGGGCTTCAATAAGCTTATCGGTGTCCCCTGAGTCATAGGCTTCGCGGTATTCACGCTTAGCTAAATCCATATCGTGCTCTGCAGCTTTTTTTGCTACCGCAATATATGATTGCTCCCCTGTACCTAAGGTGCTTTTAAGGCGCTTGTTTTCTTCTAGAACAGATTGAGCGTACCGAACAGCTTCTTCTCGTTCTCGGCCTGCGGCTTCTTTTTCCCGTCTTTCGTCATGGTAGACTTTTTTGAGTTGGGCCATTCTGGTTTTTACTTTCTCAGAATAGTCAGTTAACTCATCTCCTTCTATTTCATCTACAATTTCTTTAGGTAAAGGTTTTCTATTGCGGTCTTGTGGCGGAGTATCGTCTACTATTTCAACTTCGATACTATCAGAATCAATGTCAAGCTCAACTTTGACGTCATTTTCTTTTTTACCCTTTCCTACAATATTTACTTCTTTTTCGTCCGGAAACTCAAACTCGTCGTTATCTAATGCCATTTAATGCTCCTTATTTGCA